ACGGCCCCAATCCTCGCGCGCGCGTGATGCGCACCAGCGACCCGGCGCGATTAAGAGCGAATAAGAGCCTTAAGAGCGGGGTCAGGCGCCTTCAAAAGACCGTGACGCCCGGATGCTGCGCGCAGGCCACCTTCCCGCCTGTAGCGCGCCCGTAGCGGGTTCTTCATGCGCCGCGCATCGCCCGCCGTGCGTGATCCTGAAAGATGGCCATGATCTCGGCGCGGTCCGCATCTGATACGCCAAGGAAGGGACGCGCCGGAATGCGCACGCTGCGCGCGAAAACACGGGTGCGGCCAAGCCGGAAGGCCAGCCGCCCGCCAGCCTTGGGGCGGATGGTGCCGCCGAATTGATGAATGGCGGCGTAAATCACATTCGTGCCAACCACCACGCGGTTGCCATCAACCTTGCGTGACAGGCTGCCCAGCAGCCGGCCAGTTTCACGCAACATTGATCCGCCGCGCTTGCCCGCCGCATAGCCAGGGTTCAGCTTTGGCCAGGCCACGCCATCCGGCGATTGCTCCGCCGCCGCGCGTTCCTGCGTGGATAGGATCAGCGCTTCGCCAATCTCGGCCATCGCGGCCTGCGGGCGGCGCATGAGCGCGCCCAGGCCCTGGATGGCGTCGCGGAATTCAGCGGTGTTGATGGTGATGCGCACGCCGGTCATGATCAGCAATACTCCTCTACCGCCGCGAGCAAGGCCGCGAAGGCGCGCTTGTCGCTTTCAGCCTGCACGGGGTCCAGCGCTTTAATGACAGCCTCATTCGCGACGGCGTCCGGGTTCTTGAGGCCCATCCGATCGGCGGCGTAGCTGTATTGCGCGGCCCAGACCGCGATGCGGATATCCACGTAATCCACGGCGTTCACCGGGATCAGCGCGTAGCCGAAGCGGCGGAGGATGGTGCGAAGGATTCTCATGGTGTTTTTCCTTGACCGCTGCGCCCCGCATGTTTATTCAAAACGCCGTCCTGATCCGACGAGCCGCCAACCGGCCTCGCCGCTCGGCAGGATAGATCGGGGGTAGGTTGGCTGCCCCCGATCATTCTTCCGGCCTCCGGTAAATCAGCGCACCGTTTCGCTGCCCTTCGACATAGCGATCGCTCGGGGAAAAGGTGGTGACGCCGTACCAGGCCGCTCTGGTCCATTCAAAGACAGTGAAGCCTGCCGAGCCGCCCGGCTGCCCGGCGCGGCGCAGATAGCGTCGGCGGAGCGCCACCGCCCCGCTTTGAAGCACCACCCAATCCACCCAAATCTCGTCTGGGTCCTTCAGCGCCTGGGCCATCAGCAGCAAGAACTTCGCGCGATTGCGCTTATTCACCTTCAACGTGCCGTCCAGCTGCTCGAACAATTCTGTGCCGATTGTGATCCGTGTTCCGGATGCATCGCGGAAGACGGCGGGCCGATCTGCCGTGGCGCCGAATTCGGCCAGGAAGCGACCAACATATTCAGCGTCCGTCAGACCTTCGGGCAGGGGCGGCGTAGCTACGGCTGCGCGTGGTGCAGGCATGGGGGCCGAAGCAGCCTGCCGTTCGGCGGCAGCAGCGAGCGGGCGTAAGGGTGCAGCAGCTTCACGTGGCACCACGCCCTGCAACCAGCTTTGCCCCACATTGTAATCCCAGCCCGGATCAATGCCGGCAGGCAGCGCGGAAATCTCTCCGGTGGTCGGGTCTCGGTATGGCCTGGTCCCGGCAGGCGGCGCTTCATCCGGGCCTGTCTTGCCAGCGCGCGCCAAATCGCGCGGGCCAAGGCTTTGCACGTAGCAGCCACAGCCCCAGCCATTCGGCGGGTAGTGGCTTTGCCAGAACGGATCATCCGCGCGCAGCACCAGGCCATCCCATGCCTTGTGTTGCTTGCGCGCATCGCGCTTGCCGCTGTGGCGGTAGCGCCAGAAGGGTCGCGCGGCCAGCACGTCCGGGTCCGTCATCTGCGCGTAGCGGCCAGCGGCATAGGCGGTGCGCATGTTGGTCTCATAGATCACGCGGGTCCGCCAACCCACATAACCAGGCCCGCGATCTGCCCAGCCGAGCTCACCCAAAAGCGGGGCGATATCGCGGCGGAATTCATCCAGCGTCGTGCCCTGCGCAATGGCCTTATCCATGGCGCGGCGGATATCGGCCAGCATGTCATCCGCCTGGACACCGGCCACCGACCAGGCGCGGGCATGGGCACCATGCCGCAGATCATCCCAGGCGCGGGTTGGCGTATTGACCTTCGCGCGGAAGAAGCGGATGGCTTCTTCCGGCGGCAGGTTCAGCGCATCAATACTGCCGCTCATGCTGGCGTGGCTTCATCCTGCGCATCGCTGCGGCCGGCCAAGTGGCCCACGATCAAGGCGGGCGTCAGTTCTTCCACCAGGCGGCCCACCGGCATGGCGGCGGAAAGCCGCAGCAGGCGCAATTCCAAATCAGCGAAATCCGCCGCCGCCGAAACCTCGGCCCGGATCGCGGCCAGCATCGCGGCCTGGGCAGGCGCGCCGCGGCGCGCAAGCTGATCCGCCAGCGCTTCCGGAATGGTGGCGGGGTCTTCGCCTTCGGCAAAGGCTGCCCCCGGCGCGCTGGGCTGCGCGGGCGCGATGCGCTGATAGCCTGGACCGTAGCGTTCCAGCACCAATTGCTCAGATGGCGCGAAGCCCACCTTGAACAGTTTTTCGTCCAGCGTCGCGGCGGCGATCAAATCCGGTTCTTCCGGTGCCTTGCGCCACACCATCGGCTGCGCCGCGCCGGGCAGATTAAGTTCCACAATCCACCTGAGCAGGCTCTCATTAAGTTCTTCGCTCAGCATATCCGCATCCGCATCGGCCAATTCAGTGCGGACATCATTATGGGTTTCGGATGCAGCGCGCGCGCCATTCTGGCCCATTTCGGTGGTCAGCGTTTCGCCCAGCACAATCTTGGAAATCTCGGCATTCATCACCTGCACCAGGCGGTCGTGAAGGTCCGCCGTGCCGTTCTTGGAAATCTCCAACATCTTGATCAGCGTGCCGGATGGCACGGCCACACCCGCCCCGCGCGCGATGCCCTGGATCATCGTCACCAGGCGGTCCACATCGCCATCCGATGTGCCTTGCGGGTATTCGGCATAAACGAAGGGCTGGCCGTGCTTTTCAAGCAAGGCATTCCAAAGCGCCACGCCGTTTCGCTTGAAGAACACCGGCCAGAACAGATCATAGCCGAGGCCCCGCCCATAGGCGTCTTCATTTTCTTCCGCCCAATAACGCACCACGATGAATTTGCGGTCCGGCACCGGAATGCCCTGGGTGCGGTTTTCGCGCGTCAGCAGCCGCAAGCTGCCATCACGGTGAAAGGCAAAGCGGCGCGGGTTCCGCACGCGGATATCGGCGGGCACAATCCAGGTGCGGCGCGTGCCATCCACCTCAATTTCCGCCGCTTCCCAGATTATCTCCGCAACCGAGATCCCGGTCAGCACCGCCGTCAGCAAGCCACGGCAGGCACGGTCGAAGCGGATCCGCCTCAGGGCGGCCTTCACCAATTCCGCCGCCAGCAAATCAGCCGGCGCTTCGCCACCTGGTTCCACCTGATATTCGCGCGCCACCACGGCATTGCGGCGCTTCCGCAGTACCGCGCCCGCATGCCCATCGCGCGCCAGGTCTTGATAGATGCCAAGGCCCTTGCTGCCCCCGCGCGAGAGGATGATGTCGTCGCGCGTCTGCATCGTGAACGCGTAGTATTGGGCGGTGATGTCGCGTTCGAAGGTGGCGACTTCCTGCGCCAAGTCTTGCGGAAGGCGGGTGCCGCTCATGGTTTATGCTCCGAAGGCCGGGTGATCAGAAGCTGGTGGGGCGGGCAACGGCGCGCGTTGCCCACATCATGCCGGTCTGCAATTCGGTGCGCGCGATGGCCAGCGCGCGCTTATCCACATCGGGCAGGTTGGCCAGGTCATCAAGCAGCTGCGAAAGCTGCTCACCACGGCCCTTGATCACGTTCATCGCGTTGACTTCAAGCTCAGTCAGTTCGCGGTAGCCGGTGATCTTGCGGTGCTGGTTTTCCATGGCAGGTTCTTTCATCCAAGATAGGTTGCAACAGCGCCATGCGGTGACATGCCCAGAATGCTGTTATCGTCAGGCAGGGCCATGATGTCGCGGCGCGGGATCGGGAAATTGGTCAGGCTGCCCCAGTCACGGCTGGCGGCGTAGATCACCAGCGCGGCGGCAATCGCCGCGTCACCATGGCGCTGGCCAGCATTCGGATCGCGGTCTTCGCCTTTCGCGGTGACCTGGCGCTGCCGCACGCGCGCCACGCCATTCACCAATTCAATGGCGCGGAAGTCTTCCACCACCTGCGCATCGGCGGGAATGTCAAAGCTGGCATCCTGGAAGGCGGCCTTCAATTTCGGCATGTGGTCGCGGTACCAGCCTTCGGTCAGATGAATGCCTTCCACGCGATGCGCGCCGTAGCGTTGCATGGTGCGTTCCGCCAGCCAGGCGCCATTGCCGGTACGGTCCAGCGCCAGGCCGGAAAGCCGGGGTAGCCGATCTGCCAGATAGAACAGGATTTCGCGCTGCTGTTCGAAGGGCACGTTGCGCAGTTCCATGGTGAAGGGCGTGGCGCGCATCAAATTCGGCATGATCTGGATGGGCCAGATCACGGAAAGATCGGCGATGCGGCCAAAGTCCATCCCGGTCAGGCTGCGCAGCAGCGGGTTCAGCCCATCCAGCAGCGGGCGGATATTGTCTTCGCACCAGCGCAGCGTTTCACCCGTGCGGATATGGTCGGGCAGATGCACGAATTCATCGGCGCAGGTGTAGCGCAGCACGGGGATATCGCGGCTGGCGCGCGCTTCAATCAGGTGCAGCGGCAGATATCGGCCGGAACCGGCGCGCGGCACCACATCCAATTCCTCGGTCGCGCTGTCGCCATAGAAGGCGCGGATCTTCGCCTTCCAGGCAGCTTCGCCTTCGGCGGTCCATGGCACGCCCAGTTTCATCGCCACGCGGCGGTAAAGCCCCTGGTCGCAGGCTTCATCGAAGGTGGTGCGCAGCAGGTGGTAGGGCACTCGCCCTGCGCGGATATCATTGATCAGCTCTGCGAAGGGGTTTTCCGCACCGTCATGGGTGGACACAAGCAGGATGCGCCCACCCCAAATGAGCAGCGCCACAGCAGCCTTCAAAAGCTCGGCCAGATCATCATGGAAGGCCGCTTCATCGATGATGACAAACCCCTGCCGGCCACGCAAAGACCGGGGCCGAGAAGCCAGGGCCAGGATTTCAAAGCCGGAGGCAAACTTGATCCGGAAGGCGGCGATGTTCCGTTCCACCCCCTTTTCTTCCTGGTCCTGAAACAGAAATTCACCAATCTCACCGGCAGCCATACCAAAGCTGCGTGCCCACATGGCGCAGACATCAATGAATTCGCGCGCCATGTCCAAATTATAGCCGATGTAGAGCACATCCATCCCGCGATCTTCGCGCTTGGCGCCGGCGGTCAGTACTGCTTGCGCGCCCACCCCCCAGGTGGCGCCAATGCGGCGGGATTTTTCATACACGGTGACGGAATGCTGAGACACCGCGCGCACCAGGTCGCGCTGGTATGGCAGCAGCACGCCTTCAATGTCGGGCGTACTCGAAGGCGTACTCGAAGGCGTCGAGTTCTTCATTTCTGCACCGGTGGCGGCGATGGTTGAAGCACACCCTGGCGCGCGGCTTCTTCAATGCGGCGGCAGGCGGTGTCAAAGTAGCCTTCGTCAATTTCAATGCCGATGAACGGATGGCCAAGCTGCATGGCGGCTACGCCGGTTGAACCGGAACCCATGTAGGGGTCAAGCACAACCCCGCCGGGCGGCACTCTCGCCTTCTCGATACACCAGCGCATAATGACA